AGGAATACGCCAAGTACGTGAAGGAGTAACACATGTCGGACGTCAAATTGCCTTCTCTGAACCGCGCTTCGCGCGAGACCGAATCTCGTACGAAGACCGCGCGACGCCGTCCGTGGGCACCTCCTTCTCGGCTTGATGCGCCACCAGCTCCTATGGGATACAAGCATCGTTGGATTCGGGCTTCGGCAGGCGGGGTGGAAGACCGCACGAACATTGCAGGTCGTCTCCGTGAGGGGTACGAGCTGGTTCGTGGAGACGAGTACCCTGACTTTCCGGTCTCAACGACGGATGATGGCCGACACGCTGGTGTGATCAGCGTGGGAGGTCTGCTTCTGGCACGTATCCCGGAAGAGACGGTTGAAGAGCGCAACAAGTATTACCGCGAACGAGCGAACAACCAAATGCAGGCTGCGGACAACGAGCTCATGAAGAGCAATGCTCATGGAAGCATGCAGATTGAGCGACCGACCCGTAGGTCTCGCGTTTCATTCGGCGGCTCTAAAAAAGCCAGTGAATAACTTTTTTTGAGGATAATCAAATGGCAAATGTAGACAAAGCCTTTGGTCTCCGTCCTCTCGGCAATCTGTCTGCGACTGGTGCTCAGAAGCAGTACGGATACGAGATTGTGGACAACCAGAGTGGGGCGATCTACCAGGGCGACCTGGTGACGATCGTCAATGGCTATGTCGTTAAGTTTCTCCCGGGGACGCATGCTGCGGCTCTCGGAGTGTTTAACGGCTGCTTCTATATCGATCCGACGACCGGCAAGCCGACCTGGAAGAACTTCTATCCGGGCAGCGTCAACATCACCTCGGGCAAGATTGTTGCCGACGTGATCGACGATCCGAGCCAGTTGTTCATCATCCAGGCGGATGAGGACATTGAGCAGGCTGATATCGGCAAGAACGCCGATGTCGTTGGGACGGGCGGAAGCTCCACCACGGGTGTTTCTTCGATGGAACTGGATTCGTCCACCATCGCGGATACAGCGGCACTGAACCTGAAGATCGTTGGCCTCTGGAATGTTCCGGGCAACGCTCTTGGGGACTTTGCTGTGGTCGTTGTGAAAATCAACGAGCACCTGTATGGCAGCAGCGGCGTCAAGGCCGTAACCTGATTATAGGGGCATAAAGACATGGCAATTTCACGTGCACAACTTGTTAAGGAGCTCGAGCCGGGTTTGAACGCCCTGTTCGGCCTCGAGTACAAGAACTACGAGAACGAGCACGCCGAGATCTACTCGGTCGAGAGCTCTGATCGTGCGTTCGAGGAAGAGGTGATGGAGTCCGGCTTTGCCGAGGCTCCGGTGAAGTCTGAAGGCGCTGGCGTCGCGTACGACCAGGCGCAGGAAGTCTACACCGCTCGCTACACCCACGAGACGATCGCTCTGGCGTTCTCGCTCACCGAAGAAGCCGTTGAGGACAACCTCTACGACCGACTCGCTGCGCGTTACACCAAGGCGCTCGCCCGTTCGATGGCGCAGACCAAGCAGATCAAGGCCGCTGACGTGCTTAACGGCGCGTTCACGACCTCGACTGGTGGTGACGGCAAGCCGCTTTGCGCGACGGACCACCCGACCCTGTCGGGCCCGGACCTCGCCAACGAGCTGGCCGTTTCGGCTGACCTAAGCGAGACCTCCCTTGAGCAGGCTCTGATCGACATCGCCAAGTTCACCGATGAGCGTGGCCTGAAGATCGCTGTTCAGGGCCTCAAGCTCATCATCCCGAAGGAACTCATGTTTACGGCTGACCGTATCCTCAAGTCGACCCTCCGTGTCGGCACTGCGGATAACGACATCAACGCCGTGAAGAACATGGGCATGGTGCCGCAGGGCTACACCGTGAACCACTTCCTGACCGACCCGGACGCCTGGTTTATCAAAACCGACGCCCCGAACGGCATGAAGATGTTCCAGCGTGTTGCCATCAAGACTGGTTTCGAGGGCGACTTCGACACCGGCAACGTGCGGTACAAGGCTCGCGAGCGCTATAGCTTCGGCTTCAGCGACCCGCGGGGCATCTTCGGCTCGCCCGGCGCTGCCTAATAGCGGCAAACAGGAGGGGGTCGAAAGACCCCCTTCTTTTATTGGATTTCCTGACGTATAGTTGAGCTGTTCCGGGGCAATCCAGGTACGTCTGACAGACCCGGCTGACGACATGCAGACAGCCGTACCTAACTCGCATGTGAGGACAACATGGCTGTTACGCATTTTTCTGGCCCGCTTCAGTACTCGGGCAAGGGCACCGTCACGGGCGCCTGGGGCACCGATCTCACCATTTCCGCAAACCCGGCCGTCGTCTCGTACTTGGACGACTTTCTCGGCGTTGCGCTTGACAGCACCAACGACTGGACCGTGGTCAAGGATTCGGGAGCCTCTGCCGGCATTGTTGCCGACACGGTCAATGGGCTCCTTGCGCTGACCTCGGCTGCTACGACGGACGACGACGGCGCGTCAATTCAAGGCAACGAGGTCTACAAGGCCGCTGCCGATAAGGTGGTGTGGTTTGAGACCCGCCTCCAGTGCAACGACGCCGATCAGACCGACATTTGCGTCGGGCTCACCGTTAACTTTGCGACCAACCCGGAAGCCATGTTGACGGCTGCCGATCGCATCGTGTTCCAGGTGGACGACGGCAATGCCTCGATCCTCTGCAAGACGGAGTCTGGCGGCACCGAGACCTCGACGGACTCGGGCGTTGATCTTGTTGACGACACCGACATCACCCTTGGTTTCCGCGTGAGCGGCACGGGGTTGGTGGAGTTTTTCGTGAACCGCAAGCTTGTTGCGACGCACACGACCAACATTCCGACCACGGAGTTGGCGTTGGCGGCGATGTCTTTGTCGGGCAGTGCTACGGGCACCCGTTCGACGAAGCTCGACTACCTCTTCGCCTCGGCGACGCGCTAAAAAACGGAAGCGCCCCGGGTCAACAATGACCCGGGGCGATCCGGCTTCACCTAGACAAAGGAAGCAGAACAATGAGTTTTGCAAGTGACGTCAAAGCCAAAACCGTGGTCGCTTCGGGCGACGCGGTGAATGGTCGCACGCGTGTTCAGGGCGTGTATTTTACCAATTCAACGACTGCCTCGAGTTTTACCCTCAAGACGGGCGGCGTTTCGGGCACCACGATTCTTGACATCAAGACTCCGGCGGCTGCTGGAGCCTACGATCTCATCATTCCCGATGACGGAATTCTGGCGACGGATGGCGTGTATGTCACCATCGCGGATGCCGAGGTCAAGAGTGTTACCGTGCTGTACGTGGGTGGGGCCCCGGCGTAATGCCTGGCTTCATGGGCATTGCGCTGCGTGGAGGCGGTGCCGTGCGCAAGGGCATGGGCATCAAGACCTCCGTTAAAAGCGGCAACTTTCGCCCTACGAAGCAGGGCGCAGGCATGACCCGACAGGGCGTGGCTGCGTATCGCCGTGCCAACCCCGGAAGTAAGCTCCAGACGGCCGTGACGGAAAGCAATCCGAGTGCTGCCCGGGCCAAACGACGCAAGTCGTTTTGCGCGCGTTCCGCCGGCCAGATGAAAATGTACCCAGAGGCTGCCAAGGATCCAAACAGCAGGATCAGGCAGGCTCGCCGGCGATGGAAGTGTTAGCCGATGGAGATCATGATCTGGAACATCATCCTGTCCGCGATAGTGACCGGGATGGGGTTCATGCTAAAGGGTAAGTTTGACGAGCTGGCTCGGTTGAGCATTTTGCTTAACCGGACCCGCGAGGAGATTGCGAGAGATCACATCACTCGCAAAGAGGTGGACGATCGGATCGAGAAGTTTGTCGCACACGTCGACCAACGGTTCAATCGTCTTGAAGCTAAACTGGACGAAATTCGCAGCGCGAGGGAGTAAGTTATGCCTGGTAAGTTGAAGATGGTGATGAAGGGCGGGAAGAAGGTTCCGGCCTTTGCTGCCGACGGCGTCGGCAAGATGAAAAAGGGTGGTATGGCCGATAAGAAAGGCCGTGCCATGAAGAGCAAGAGCAAGGATTCGCGCGGTCGCGCGATGCGAGGGTACTAAAATGGCAGGTCGTGGAATGGGTTGTGCCGTCCGTGGTGGCGGTGCCGTGGGCAGTGGCCCGAAGAACAAGATGCTCTCCGAGCCCAGCAAGAAGACCGGCAAGGTCTTGATGATGGCCGTGGGGGGCGATGTCAATCAGCACAAGCGCATGGCCATGGGCATGATGGGCGGCGGGATGCCTGGCGGCTACAAGAAGGGCGGTGCGGCTAAGAAGAAGATGAAGGTCAAGAAGATGCGCATGGGCGGATCCTGCGGCTAATCGATGGCTACGTCAGGCACTACAGACTTCAACCTGTCGATTGACGATCTGGTTGAAGAGGCATTTGAGCGTTGCGGCATGCGGGCGACGAGCGGTTATCAGCTCAACTCCGCACGCCGCTCGCTCAATTTGCTGTTTCTGGACTGGGCCAACCGTGGCTTGAACCTTTGGACCATTGAACAGGCGACTTATACGCTGACGCAGGGTGTCAAAGAGATCACATTGCCTACTGATACGGTCAATGTGCTCGAGGCGATCATTCGCCAGAATAGCCAGGGCATCAACAGTGATGTTTACATCGAGCGTATCAGCCGCGAGGACTACCTGAACGTCCCGAACAAGACCTCTGAGGCTCGGCCGGCGCAGTTTTACGTACAGCGCGCCAATCCGACCAAGGTTTTCTTCTATCCGGCGGCGGATCAGACGTATACCTTCGTGTACTACCGCATTCGGCGCATTCAGGATGCTGGTGGGTACACCAACACGGCGGACATTAACTTCCGCTTCTTGCCATGCTTGGCTTCGGGGCTTGCGTACCAGCTTTCGCTCAAGTTTGCCCCGGATCGGACGGCTGCGCTGAAGGCCATCTACGAGGAAGACTTCCTGAGAGCTGCGATGGAGGATCGGGACACTGCCAGCGTGCAGTTTGTGCCCGATATGGGCGTTTAATGGCCTACGCAACTGGCAAATTCTCGTATGGGCTGTGCGATTTCTGCGGCCAACGGTACCCCTACAACGTCTTGCGCAAGCAATGGCAGGGGTTCATGGTCTGCCCGGACGATTACGAGCCGAAAGAGCCCCAGTTGGAGCCTTTGCGGTACCGCGGAGACGCCATTGCGCTGCGCGATCCGCGACCAGACCGCATTGAACCCGTCTCGGTGTTCGTTGGAGCGCCTGGTTTTACGGCTTTTCAGAGCTATGGATCGGTCCTTAACACGGCTGATATGCGTCCGTATGTGCTAGGACAGGCGCTGATTGCCTTGGGTACGGTCGGATCGGTCACGGTGACGGTCACATGAACTACAGCGAGCTCGTTACGAACATCAGAAACTACTCCGAAGTGGGTAGTAACGTCTTTACGGATGCCGTAATCAACAACTTCATCACTTTCGCGGAGAATCAGATCCTCCGCGAGATCGATTTGGACGTTTTTAAGCTCGAAGTCAGTGGAAACATGACTTCCGGCAACAAATTTCTGACCGCCCCGAGTGACATCCTCACTCATCGTTACATGATGATCACCTCGGGCAGCGATCAGATCTTTTTGGACTTCCGTGACACTTCCTTCATGAAGGAATACTGGCCCAACGGGGCCAGCACGGACGTCCCCAAGTACTATTCGGTGTGGGACCAGAACACGTTCTACATTGCGCCCACCCCGAATGCGAACTTTGTGGTCGAACTTGGCTACATCTACCGCCCTGCGCAGCTTTCGTCGACCAATACGACGACTTGGATCAGCAATAACGCCCCGGAAGCCCTGTTTTATGCCTGCATGATTCAGGCGTACAGCTACACTAAGGGGCCGCCGGAGATGATGCAGTACTTCCAGAACTCGTACCGTCAGGCGATCCAGGGTCTCGGCATCGAGCAGCAGGGACGCCGCCGCCGCGACGAGTACCGTGATGGTATGATCCGCATCCCGGTTAAATCGGAGTCGCCCGGCCCATGATCACTGTAGAAATGCCCGGACTAACGAACGCCGTACAGGTCGTGACCACGGACTCCCGTGGTTGGGCGGCCGACGAGCTCGCTCAACGGGCCGCGGACAAGATCATTTTCGTCGGTGACCAGTCACATCCGGTCATTCAGGCGCAGGCGCGGGTCTTCAAGGACCGCGTCAAGCATGTGGTCGCCTTCTATCTGAAGGAGGCCGTCGAGCAGGACCGTGCCACGATCGCCCAGCGCCTTCGTGAAGCGGGGCATCCAGAGCTGGTTCATCTGTTAGGAGAGTAGAAATGGCATTTTCAGGCAACTTCATGTGCACCAGCTTCAAGGTGGAGCTGATGAGGGCGGTGCACGACTTCACGGCTAGCACGGGCAATACCTTTAAGCTTGCGCTGTACGACAACAGTGCCTCGTTTACCGCGGCGACTACGGCATATACGGCCACCAACGAAGTAGCGAACTCCGGTACCTACTCGGCGGGCGGCGGTACGCTGACCAATGTCACCCCGACCTCGAGCGGCACCACGGCCTTTACGGACTTTGCGGATCTTTCGTTCACGAGCGCGACGATCACGGCCTTTGGGGCGATGATCTACAACGACTCGGCGGCGGGCGACCCTTCGGTCTGTATTCTGGACTTCGGTGGGGCCAAGACCTCGACGAACGGCACCTTCACGATCATCTTCCCGACGGCAGACGCGACCAACGCGATCATCCGCATCGCCTAAGTAAGAGGCGGAAGTGACCGATGCCGTCGTTGCCTTCCAAGGGTGGAATGCTTCTGGCGTAGGCTGGGGCGACGATCCTTGGGGTGAAAGCCTCGCGGCACTTCCGACGGGGACGGGCCAGGTTGGCTCCGTCACTATTGCGGCTGACGCTAATGTCAGCCTTACGGGCGTTTTTGCGACAGGGCAGGTTGGTACCGTCACCGTTACGGCGGGGGCGGATGTCCCCGTCACGGGGCTTCAAGCCACGGGTTCTGTGGGCTCGGTCCAGGTCACGGGCACAGCCGAAGTCAGCCTTACGGGCGTTGAGGGCATCGGCCAGGTTGGCTCCGTTACGATAAATGCCGGGGCGAATGTCTCGGTTACGGGGCTTCAAGCCACTGGCCAGGTTGGCTCTGTCACAGTCACCGGGGGAGCAGGTGTCCTTGTCACGGGCCTTCAGGCCACGGGTGCGATCGGCACGGCACAGATCGCGGGCGACGCCAACGTATCGGTTACGGGGCTGGAAGCCACGGGGGCCGTGGGTTCTGTTACGGTCACCGCCGGCACTGATGTCCTTGTCACGGGCGTCTTTGCCACGGGGGCCGTCGGCTCCGTTAGCATTACTGGCACGGGAAGCGTAACGCTTACGGGGGTTCAGGGAACCACGGCGCTTGGCGATGTAACGGTTGTTACCGAGCAAAACGTGCCCGTCTCGGGCGTCTCTGCCACAGGCCAAGTTGGGTCGGTTACAACCACCTCCGACGCCAATGTCACCCTGGTGGGCGTCTCTGGGACGGCCCAGGTGGGATCTGTACTTGTCTGGGGCGTGATTAATGACAATCAGACGCCTAACTGGCAGAATGTCGATGACGCACAGACACAGAATTGGGTCATAGTCAACGACGGAAACACGGTGGTTTGGACTCAGATTTCGACGTAAAGGGACACTCACATGCCTAGTTCGTATTCAACAAACCTGAAGATCGAGCTTCAAGCGACCGGCGAGAACTCCGGCACTTGGGGTACGATCACCAACACCAATCTCGGCACCGCGCTCGAGCAGGCCATCATCGGCTATGGCAACCCGAACTACCTTTCGGATGCCAATCTGACGTTGACCTACACGGACACCAACTCGGCACAGACTGCCCGTGCGCTGGTATTGAACGTCACTTCCGCGCTGAGTTTGACGGGGACTCGGGAGCTCGTGGTCCCGACGATCCAGAAGCAGTACATCGTCCAGAACAACACGACCGGCGGCCAGAGCATTACGGTCAAGACTTCGGCGGGAACGGGCATCACGGTCCCGAACGGCCGCAAGGCGCACCTTTACGTCAACGGCACCGACGTCATCTTCATGGATGATTTCGTCGACATAAACGGTGGCACAGTAGACAACACGGTGATTGGCGGCGCTACTGCTGCTGCTGGCACGTTCACCACGCTTGGAGCTACGACCGGCAACATCACCACGGTCAATGCTACGACTGTAGATACCACGAATGTCGAAGTAACCAACATCAAGGCTAAGGACGGAACGGCTGCCGGTTCTATAGCGGACTCAACGGGTGTCGTGACTCTTGCCTCGTCTGTCTTAACGACCACTGACATTAACGGCGGCACGATCGACGGCACCACGATCGGTGGTTCGTCAGCCGCGGCGGGTACCTTCACTACGCTTACCACTTCCTCGACCGTCACGCTCAACGGCGGCACCGCCAACGGCGTGTTGTTCTTGAACGGCAGCAAGGTGGCGACAAGTGGGAGTGCGCTGACCTTTGATGGGACTACGCTGGCGACCACAGGAAAGTTTG